GGCACCAGTAATCCTATTTCAAGAACAAGACATACCTAAGGGGAAGCCAAGTGCCAAAGAGGAAGAAGAAGACGACGAAGAAGAAACCGACTTCTCCGACCTTGAAGATGAAGAAGGCGAAAGCCTTGATGAAGAAGTCATGGAAAATCTCTATTACGGAATCCAAACCATTGCCCAAATCTTTGCCCAAGCCCTAGTAGAAGCTATGGCGGATGCCCCAGGGAAGCCTTTAAAGAGCCCTGAGGCGTGATTACAGCACGTGGTATAGGTGTCCTTGAGGAGATAGCCATGAGGCCGTCCCATGGGGGCGCCCCAGGCCTTTCTCAGATTTTTGGTGAGGGCAGGGAAGCTATCCAAAACACAATTACCCTTCTAAAGAAGGAGGGTCTCCTAGAGACCATAACTAACCGAATGGGCAACGGCAAAACCGTGTCTACTTTGAGAATCACCGATGCTGGTTACCAGCTACTGGAAACCCGTATACACACTCTACAGTCACAGCTGAATAGCTCATATATACATATAACTAATTCTATAAGTAGTAAACCGAATAGCGAACGGGGTTCGCGGGAGGTAAACGTGGAGTACTTTGAAAGCGAAGATGACCGTTTAGAGGCGCAACGCAAGTGGCGCGAAAAGAAGCATGCCGAGAAGATGGAGGTTCACGAGTCCCGTCGTCAAGAGAAGATGCTTCGTCGTAACCCTGCAAACGCTTCTGGCTGGTCACCTACAGATTCATCGTTTGAGTTTGCAGAGCAGATGCACAACCTGTGGCACATCCAGCCGTGGCAGGTTACCCGTAGCCGTTTTCGTTACGCACTTGCAGACAAACGCAAGGAATACAACACGGATGGGGCACTTGAGCTTCAAATGATGGCTTTGTTTTTTAGTCAGATTAAACACGACACCAAACTAAGCGACCCTGAGATTGTATGGAAGAGGTTCATACTACAGTTTCATAACTTGTTAACTGAGGTTCAGCGCTCTAGGGTTACCCCAGAGAAGATGGAAGCCATAAAAGAAAAGTCAACTCGCTCTTTGGATTGGATGAACGATGTTTAAATTAAACGAGTTAAAGATTCGTCGCCGTTCGTGGGTGCAAATGGCTAACATACCAACTGCTCGCTTAGGTTGGACGCTAGATGATTGCACAGAGGTTGATGAAAAAGACCTAACTAATGTAAAGCGTTGGCTGGCTTCCGTAAAAGCTAAAAAAGTTATTCGCGCTGTTGGCTCTCCTGGTTGTGGCAAGGGCCTTATGTTTTGGGGAACACCAGGGCATGGCAAGACCACTTTGGCACTATCAGTTATACAAGAGGTGATGTATACATTCCCCCTTGATGCTTTTGATGTTAAAGAGAATGGGCCTTTGATTCGCCCTTGTTATTTTGCAACGTTCAATGACATTTTAGATTTAAAGGGGGCTATGATTGACGGCCCTACTGATGACCAAGATGTTATTTACTCAGGGATGCTTGGGGAATGCCGAAATGACGCGTATAACATCAGAATTTTAGTTATTGACGATGTGGGCAAGGAGCATGCCAGCCTAAGCGGGTGGCAAAAGAATATGCTTCATCACGTTTTACGCACACGCTTTAACAACGGATTGCCTACAATAGTTACTACTAACATTGAGTTAGAAGATTGGGCTGGTCTATACGGTGATGCTACAGAAAGCTTTGCTAACGAGGCTTTTGGGTATATCCCCATTACGTCCAAGAGCGGTGACCTACGGAAATGAGAGAGCCCTACGTGCGTGAAGATACTAAGCGTTTAGTTCAAGTTTTTTTAAGTCACCCTCAAACACCTGGCCCTGGTATTTTTGAGGTAACTGCTAATAACGCTGGAAAGTTGTTCTGTACATGTCCAGGGTATAGTGGAAGAAACGTTTGCAAGCACACCAAGTTTGTTCAAGCCAAGATTGATAGCAATAATGGTAGTTACCCATTAGTGATATCAGATAGGGCTACTAGCGAAGATGCTTTGAAAGCCAAAGAGTCTAACGAAGCGTTTCGCCACTTTGTAATTAAATTTGGAAAAATAGAGGTTCACTAATGGAAAAGGGAGATATCAGCAATGAGCTCCCGAGGAGAGTGCTAGTAGTAGCCGACGTTTTTCTAAATGTAGAAGTTAAGATGACAAAACGTTTTAAGATATTTTCTATCCCTAAAATTGATAGAAACTTTAGACGCGAATTACTTAGCTCTTTATATTTAACAACAACTAGGCGCGGCATTACCCTGGAGTTAGTTTCATTTGATATGTCACACGAGCAGTTATCAGATGTAATAGACGTTCTTGACAATATGGGTACTAACCCGTTTAGATACTTTAATTCGTATGGTTCTATTGACCACTTAGTGGGAGAGTTACCATATAGACCTGAAGTGGTTGGTGTACTAGATGTACCTAACCGTTTGCTACGATACGGACACTGGGGATTGGACTTCAATAGTTTATGAACAACGACGCACGGTTAATTAGCAAAGTAATTGAAGACCGCAGTATCGGTATTGCTCTTGAACGCAATGTAAACGAAAACTGGTTTGCAGACGTCAACGACAAGAAGATGTTTCGTTTCTTGCATGACCACTACACCAACTATCAAGAGTGCCCAAGTCTTGAAGTTATTAACGAGAACTTTCCAACTTATCAAACACTTGGTGTACAAGATAGTATTGATTACTTAATTGATAAGGCTGTAGAGGCCCGCCGTAAAGCATCTATTATTAAAACTCTTGATGATGCTTTATCGTCTATTGAGCGCTCACAAGACCACGAGGGTGCTGTACTTGCTTTTGAACGCGGCCTTATTAGATTAGAAGAAGAAGGTTTAACTAAGTCTAACGACTTAGAAATTACTGAGGCTGCTAAGAAAGCTAAAGAAGAGTATGAGTTTCGTAAAGCAAACCCAGGTTTATTAGGGCTGGCTACAGGGTTTCCTACTATGGATGAAGCAACCTCTGGTTTACAGCCAGGTCAGCTAATTGTTATTGTGGCTCCTCCAAAGACTGGTAAATCAACCCTTGCGTTGCAGATTGCTTTGAATGCTCACTTAAATGGCAAGGTTCCCATGTTCATGTCGTTTGAGATGAGCAACGCAGAGCAGAAGTCTCGTTACTACGCAATGCGCGCTCGCATTTCACATCGTCGACTTATGACAGGTACGTTGGCGCCAGATGAAGAGACGCGATACTTTAAGGTGGTTGAGGGTATTGAGAATATGCGTGAACGCTTTTGGTTCGTTGACTCTTCAGGAGGACAGACTGTAGGCGCTGTTGCTAGCAAGGTGCAGAGCAAGAACCCAGACATTGTATTTATTGACGGTACCTATTTGATGATTGATGAGCAGTCTGGTGAGTCAAACACTCCTCAGGCCATTACTAACATCACTCGTTCATTAAAGCGTTTGGCGCAAAAGATTAACAAGCCAATTGTTATCTCTACTCAAGCTCTTACTTGGAAGATGAAGAAGGGGCAGGTAACCGCAGACTCTATTGGTTACTCATCCTCATTCCATCAAGACGCAGACGTTATCTTTGGGTTGCAACGAGAAGATGAACTTGTAGATGACACTCGTTTGCTTCGTGTTGTTGCTAGCCGTAACGGTGGGCTTAGCGAAGTATCTTTGATGTGGGACTGGAACACAGGTCATTTCCGCGAGATTAGTGATGATGACCTATGACAATAGAGGAGATGACAGATACGTTATCTCGCCTTGGTATTGAGGTATTAGATACCCGTGGGTATGAGATTAACGGTTACTGCGCCGCACACGAGCAAAGAACAGGGCACGTAGACCACAATCCTTCTTGGTGGATTAACGCCGACTCAGGAGCTTTCATTTGTTTCTCTTGCGGTTGGAAGGGGAATGTTTACTCATTAGTAAGTTATATACAAGACATTGAGTATGCAAAGGTTGGTGACTGGTTAGGCTCTGCCGCTAGTCTTACTGCTCGCTTTACTCGTTTAACCAATGCTATAAAGCGCAAGCCTATTGAGGATGTAACAGTTGTTACAGAGTCAATGCTTTCTGCTTACACACAGGTTCCAGACGAGGCTCTTGAAGCTCGTGGGTTAACTAGTAACGCGGCGCGTTACTATGGTCTTTTATGGGATGAGCGCGCTGGCAACTGGATTATTCCTATTAGAGACCCAGCAACTGGTAAGTTATTAGGATGGCAGGGGAAGGGGTTTTCTACTCGCTACTTTAATAATAAGCCTGTAAAGGTAAAGAAGAGCGGAAGTTTATT